CTACTTCTAGTTCTCCTGTTTTAATAGGAGTAAATTGTGGTTGTTCTTGTTCTGGCTCTTTAACGTCTAAGCCTGGTGTGGTAGTTGGACTACCTAAATCTTTTTGTGGAGGTGTTTTCTTATCTACAGTAGGACTTGGTTTGTTTGCTTTTGCATTTGCTCCTGTAGATTGTTGAGACGTTGGTGTACTTGAACCAGGTTTCATACCATATTCAGTTAATATAGACTCAATGGTTCTTACATCTTTGAACTTCATTATCTTCTACCACGCCTTAAGTTTGTACTTCTATTCAAACTTCTTAATCTTCTTGATGCTGGATTTAGTCTTTTTGTTCTGTTTGCTTTTCTACTAATACGTTTACCCATTCTTGCTTTTGTTCTTTTTAAGGTCATACGTTTTTTCATATTAATTGGTGCTGAACATTGTGAAGGCTTACTCACAACTCTTCCTTTACGTCTACCGCTAGTACATCTAACAGCACGTTTAATCTTCTTGCCCATTCTACGCCAGACCATTCTGGATTCAAGAATATCCTCGTCAATAATATCTTCGTATTTCATATTAACCTAAAAAATTAACCAATAAACCAATTACTAATGCCACCAATGTAGTAAAACTTGTACCTACAATAGCAACTAACCAATTTTCCATTTTATTCAGTCTGTGCTTGGTATCTTCTTTAAATTCTCTAAGTTCTGTTGTAATACTTTCAATACGCAACATATCCGCAATGATGTGTGCTTCTAAATTATCTTTGTTAGCATAAACTTCTTGTTCAATTGGCTTTGTTTCTGGTTGTTTGTTCTTCATATTACAGTAAATCCTGTTTAGTAAATTCCATGTTAATACTACTTTTAGTATCAACAGTTCCGGCATTTAATACTACGCCGTTTAATTCATCCTGTAGTGTTTCTACTGTGTGAGAACCTGGTTGCTCTGTAGCAAATTTAAAAATATATCCTGCACCTGTTAATGTTGGTGAGCCATAACTTTCTAATTTATTTGCACCTACACCATTAAGATACACAGGATTATTCATTACAGTAGGCATTGCCCTTAATCCTATTACTTGAACTACACTTTCAAAATCTTTTTGAGTGTTATTACTGTAGTCACCTGTAACTGTTATATCTAATGTTGTAAAAAGTGTAAAAAATTCAATGTTGCCTGTTAGCACTTCCACTGAACCCATTGCACCTGTTCTCTGTAAACTCATGTGTGTCTCCGTATATTGTACTATTTATCACTAATACGAAATTTTGGGCATAGGAACGACAGCCAAAAAAAAGCACACCCGAAGGTGTGCTTTTTAAAAGTTTGTACTTTTAGGTTACACTACTCTGTATTCACCTGCTGTTACAGTTGCGTTTGCACCGTTACCAGTAAGAACTGGTTGGACAGCCGCTAGTAAGTCAGCCGCTGAAGGTTGTCCTTCAACACCAACATGCATAACTGTAGCAGAAATGCTGTTAATTAAAACTGGAGTACATCTTGTAGATAATGCTTGAACAACTAATTCACCTTTTTGAGCCGCTCCACCTGAGAACCCAAATTGGCTAATGTTGTCAGTTCCATCTACTTCGTCAATGATAAAATGACTAAGTGATCCAACTAATAATTGACTGTTATCAAGTACTGCACCGTTTACTCTTGTTTGTGCCATGATAAACACTCCTAATCTTTAGTACATCGTGGTCTAGTAACCACCGCCGTTAATTTCTGTGATATACTATTGGTTACTTTTATTTATACAAAATTTAATGAATTAAAGTACTTTGAAAAAGTTAAAGTCAAAAAAAAGCACACCCTAAGGTGTGCTTCTTTCTGTTTAATAAGTTAAAACTTATAGGACAAATGCGGCAACTGTTGCTGATGCTAAGTTTACACCGTCAACTGTTCCTAATGCTTGTACTACGTCTTCTAAGTGAGCCGCTAAGGATTCACTGTTAGATCCGTCATAAGTGTCAGTTCCGTGTTCGCCTTCAAATATAATTTTAAGACCTTGTCCTGTTCCACCAGTGTCATCTACTGCACCGATAGCCAAAGGTGTTAAACCTTCGTTTTGGATTGCTTTCATTGTTACATCAACAGTAGAACCTACTGCCAATTTTGCTGAAACGTCAGCACCAAAGTCTAATTGGATTCCTGCGAATACCTTTCCACCTACGTGTCCTGCGGCAACTGCCGCGCCTGCGTTTTGAGTCTGTGCCATTTTAATTCTCCTAATAATGGTGAGGCGTGTGCCTCTTCGTTACTATTATTTATCCAAAAGGGAGTTTTTTTGAGTGTTTATTTGTGAAAAAATTAACGGTCTAATCGACCTTTTCTGTTGGGAGCATTACCACCAGCAATAGTTCTTGCTACGGATTGACCTATTCTACTGCCCATTTGTTTGCCTGATTTTGCTTGTTTTACACCAGGTATTTTGTTTACAATGTCAGGTATATCAATTTTAATATCAGAATCTGCTTTGTTTCTATGAGTTGATTTGTTCCATCCTCTTTTTAATTCAGTTTCAGGTCTATCAAATCCCATATTAGCATTAGCAAATCCTTTAGAAACTTTATCATCTGTATCAGGTTCATCGGATTTTACTTTTCCTGACGTCCATTGTTTCAGTGCATCTTTTACTGCTTTACCTATTGTCATACTAGGCGGTCCAGATAGATATAATCCTCTAGCAATCATTTGAATTTGTGCTGTAGGTACGTTTACAAACTGAGGTATTCTAGAACCAACAGGTCCTATTTCATCATCAAGTTCTTGTGCGACTTCGTCGTTTAACTCTTGACCTCTAAGTTTTCTAGGCTTACCGTCGTCTTGAATCTCGTTTATTATATCACTTATTAACATAACTGTATTTATACCTGTTTACGTCTACCACTAGCCCAATAACCTGCTATTGCACCTATGCCTGCTCCTGTTCTACTGCTTAATTTGTTTCTAGTAAGTTTTGGAATTACTTTACTTCCAACATAAGCACCAGCGGCAGTACCAACGGCTGTTTTAGCCAAACTTCTATCTGACTTAGGAGCATTATTAAACTTTCTTTCTCGTTTCATTGCAACTAAATGCTGATAATTTTCACTGCCTCTACCTTTAATTCTTAATTGTTGTAATAATTTTGATACAACTAATTGCTTTTGACTGTATTTTAAATCTTTCCAATCAATAATCAAACGTCTTAACTGCTTGTACAATGCAGTTTTTATCTGTAATTGGTTTTCCAAACGTATAAAGAAAGCAGATGCTTCACTTTTGCCTGGCTCTATTGTAGCCATTTTCTTTAAAAAGTTATAATACCGTCTATTTTGTAATTGTAGGCTGTTTAAAAATGCTACATCTTTCTTTTTGATGTTTAAACTTTTATAATCAGGATGGTCAACTGCAAATGCCAACATGTATAAGTCTGTTGACGTTGTTCTAAATACTGCAAAAGGTCCAAACTGTACCGTTTTTCTTGCTACTGCTACTGCATAATCTCTTTGCTCTTTGTCATACAAAAACATTAATAGCATTAAAGTATTCAAATACAATAAATCTGCAATAGTTCTACCTGTTAAATTTCCAAATTGACTACTATATCTAAATAGTCTACTTTCACTTATCTCTTGGTCTATCAACTGAAAATCAAATTCGTATTGTGACACTTTATGCTCCTGGTCGTCCTGTTCCAAAGTTTAATCTGCTAAACTCTAATCTATCTACAAGTTTTAAGGCGTTGCCCATTCTGTCTACTGCAACAAATCCTTCTTCGCCTGTAACTTCAAAACCTTTTTCTGTTTCTACAAATGTTCCTATTTGTCTTATCTGTTCTAATTTTTTAACTAATTTTACTTTTGCTTCAATTATTTTTAAATACAAATCATATACTGCAACAATTCCAGGTACATGTTCTTTAATAAATTTAACACCTGCAATCATATCTCCTGTTGCTTGGTCTATTTTGTTTTGTGTTTTATAGTTATCAATTTTCTTTGTCATAAATTCTATATACTTTTGCACAAAACCTGAAGCAAATTTTGTAGGTTCATCAAATTGTCCTGCTCTTACTTGATTGTTTACATGTGCTTTTAGTTGTTGTAAAAAATCTTTACCAATTAAATCATTTCCTTTTTCTAACCAACCAAATGTTTCTGCATCTATGCTTTTCATGTAATTACTTGCTTCTGTAATTGCACTCATTATGTCTTGACTTTCTGATTTTGTTAGTGTTACAGTACCACTTAAATCTTTTATGATTGCATCTCTGTGCCATACGCCATTTGCTTGTCCTAGCACACTACTATCAAAACCAAACTTTGCTTCTGTGTCGGCAAGTGTAGGACCACCTACATATTCTGTATGCCAAACTATGCCAAAACCTGCACTAGCAATTTGCTTACCCATATCGCTGTCTTTGGGTACTGCATAAGTTATTGTGTTTGGTTTGAACACTATATGTTCTTCTCCATCTATAGTTGCTGTTCTAATATCACCGTCTGTAAACAACATATCACCTTGTGCAACTGTGTCCCAATTCAATCTCTTTAAAAAGTTTAATGCAAGTTTAAGTTTTTCTCGTAAACCACTTCCATCTTTGTCACCTACATCTGCATGATTTACATCTATGTCTTTTGGTGTGAAATTTATTTTAGGTTTTTGTGCAAATACACCTTTTGTGCCTACAAAAAATTTCTTTGTTTCTGGATCTTTGCCTGCTACAATGGCTGGAGCACCATCCCATTTTGTAGTCATGCTTACTGGAGTACTTGCATTGCCTTCAAGCATTTCATGTAGACTGTATAGATAATCTACTGCTTCTTTGGCTCCATCAAAACCTTTATTAAATATGTTATCTTCTAAATGTTCTAAATGAGTATTCTTTGCTTCGTCAAGTAAACTTTCGGTTAGCAGTTGAGTTACCAAAGGTTTTGATATCTCTAGGAACTTCATTTTAAATACCTGCTAAATTCTGTAAGTTCTCTATCTCTACTGCTTCGTTAATTACTTTTGTAGGTATAAGCAATACGTCATCACTTGCGTTTTCTGAAAGTATAACTTTGTATCCTATATCTTCCCAAGTCATGTTCCAATATTCTAACACTTTGTTCATAAATTCAAAGGCTTCCACTCTCATTGCTCTTGCCTTTTGAACAAACTGACTATACCACTGTGGATTTGCTTTGTTTAATCCACTTGCTTTAAGCATAGGTCCCATAGCATCAACATACACATCAACGTTTACATTCTTGGCTTGTTGTGCCTGTAATTGTTTAAGTAATTCTTCTGACGCGGCAATCTTATCTTCCACTGATGCAGATTTATCTAAAATTTTCCTCTTATGAATATCTAAATCAAATGCTTTAGCCATTCTGTTTACATCTTTTCTAGGCTCTGCTAGTTTAGGTTTGAAAGCACCTACGGCTTTTGCACCCAATCTACCTAATGCCGCTCCGGCTACTGCACCTGCTTTTTCTCCGCCTGTTGCTTCTGGGTCTGCCATAGTCTTACTTGCTAAAGGTCCGCCCATTGCCTGAACTGCTCTGTCTTTCATTTTATCCATTGTGCTTTGTGTTGGTGCAGTACCTTTTGCGATTGCCATTAAGTCTTGTGAAAGTTGGTCTTTGTCTTTAAGTGGATATGTGCCAGGCATATTTGTAATACCAGGTGTTTGACCGTCATCGTTAGCCAAATCTTTGAATGCTATGAATTCTCCTGGTTGTGGTGGTTTTACCTTACCTGTTGTTTTAACATCTACATTTTGCCATGCCCATTTACCGTTCTTCTGTTGTTGGTATTGATAAGTCATTCCTGTTGGATCTGTAACAAGACCCATGTTAATACCTTTCATTGTGGCTTTGTCTTGTGCAAACTGACCTATTGCGCCAGTCTTTTTAGCACCAGCCATTCTGCCTGCTGTTTGTTTATCTACTTGGGCTTGTCTTTTCTTGGCTCTTGCCATGTCACTAAATCTACCTGCACCCATTTTCTCGTCTGGTAGAACACCGCCTGCATCTGCTCTTCCTTTTTTGTATGCATTTATGGCATCACGAGCAGGATTTTCTAGTATAATGTCATTAATAATCATTTTAACTCTCTTTATTTTCCAGTACTTTTTTTATACCTCTAGAGAATTTTTTAGCATCTCCACTTTTAATGCTGTTGATTAATCTACGTTCTAAATCCAATGCATCTTCTGGACTGTAGGATTCATGTAGTATGTCTTTTAAATTTTGTACACTTGTTACAACATGTTGTACTCTGTTTTCTAGAACATGGTGCTTATCTCTGTCAACAGAAATTTGCTGTAATTCTTCTAATATCGTTCTAGTTTTTTTAATAGACATGTTTTTTATTCCCTATATCTTGTATTTATCAATTATAGGTCATTTTTTTTCATAAACTCACGCATGTTTAGTGCCTGACTCACTGTGTCTTTTGCTTCAGGTTCATCTGCTTTAATACTGTTACTACGTTTCAGTTGGTCTATTAATCCACTTGACGTTACACTTATTGCACCTTCATCATCTTCATCTAAGTCTTCTACCCTAAGTGTATCAGGATTAAATTTTAAGTCTACTTTACTACCTACACCACTGCTAGAACGTGTTTTCATAAATTGTATTTGATATCTACCACGTTCTCTCATTGCATTGCTAGTAAAAATACCAATAACATTATCTGCTGTTTGTATTTTACTAATACCACCTGCTATATGATGGTGGTCAAATTCTATTTCTTCTACTGCACCTCTGTTCAACTGCGATGCTGTCACAAACAATGTGTTTGTTTCCATTGCTAAATTTCTTAATTCTTCAGACACATATTTGTCTTTAATAAACAAATCGCCTGGACTTACTCTTGCACTAATAGGACTCATTAAATCTAAATAGTCTACAAGTATTGCATCTACTTTTATGTCTGCGTTTATTTCATATTCTCTAATAAATGCTCTAACATCATTTGCTGTTACACCATTAGGCATTTGTTTTACTCTAAACTTACCTGCACCTTTTCCTTTCATACGAACTTTTAAGTCTACATCATCCATATTACGCATAATTTCCTTAGTGCTGTATTGACTTACCATTGCATCAAGACGCATACTAATTAACTGTTCGCTCAATTCTAAACTAATGTAAACAACATTAAGTCCTGCTAAACTCCAGTTCACACCTAAGTTTTGCAAGAATAAACTTTTACCTGCACCACTACCTCCAGCAAAGATTGTAATCTCGCCTTTGTTTAGTCCGCCATATAGTTTTTGGTCAATGTGTTTCCAGCCTGTGCTGACTGCACCTGCTTGACTTTTTATGTATTGTAATCTTTCTTTTGGATTTTCAAAATAATCTAATCCCAAGTCTTTTACAAGTCCTACTTGACTTGCTTCTTTTATTTTATTTTCAACAGCACCATAATCTTGATTTTCTAATAAGTCAGTACTGTCAAGTATTGCTTTTTCTAATGCTTTGTGTCTGCAAAATTGTTCAAATGTGTCTAAGAACCATTCAATGTGATTGTCTGTTAATCCATCAATTCTTTCTAATTCTAATTTTGTTGTAGCACTTATCTGGTCTATTGTAGGAATACTGCTGTAGTCTGTTGCATGTTCTTTTAAAAACTTTACTGCATCTTGATACTTTCTATTAAACATATATGGTTCAATAATATTGTTTACTCTAACAAATAGTTCAGGATCTGTTATTAAAAAGTTTAAAAACAGTTCTTGTATTTCTTCTGTGTATTCTTGAATATTATCCATATAGTGTATTTAACTCATTTAGTATGTGACTGTATATTAATTTATGACCTTTTTCATTAGGATGCCCATCGTTTTGGCTAACGACATTCTGGTTCATCATGTGTGTCATAGGTGCTCTGCACCATTTACTTAAATCCATTTGTGTTAGAATACTAGTTTCAAATCTAGTTTTAGCAATTTTAAAATCAAACGGATTGTTATTTTTTATAGTTGGTATATGATTTTCAAAAGACATACTTGTAAAAATATAATTTATATTTTGTTTTTCCAATAGTTGCTGTAGAGTTAAAACATTTTTAAAATATTCAATTCTGTAATCTTGTATTGTTTTGCCATACAAAGCATCATGTGTTAATCCTTGTGCAATTTTGTCATAAGACTTTAAAGTACTTTTCAGTTGAGGATTATCTTTATCCATGTGCTTATGATTGTCTGTATGAAATCCATACATACTGCTAGAGTCTTTTTCAATGTCAAAATCGTTACTAATTACAAACCTACCATCTTGACAAAAATTTACCCAATTACTAATTCTGTCTGAATATCTTTCTTTCCTATGTATTGCTGTCCATTGTATAATAACTAAATCGTAAAGTTTTTCATCTAATTCTTCTACAGTTCTTCTTAAAATTTTATCATTGCTATTACCACCTACAGCAATATTGTTTACAGTATTATTTTCTTCGAATAAAGTTGCCCAGGTTGTTTGACCACTGTTTGAAAGCATACCTGTGTTTTCATCGTGTACTACATTTGAGCCACCTGTAAAACTACATCCGTTTATTAGTATGTTCATAACATTTTTGCCTGTACTTGTATTTTAATTTTATTATCTGTTGCATATTTAATTATACTATTTACAGTTAATAATCTGCCATAATGTTCTACTGCATCTGCGGCATCTTTAATATAATCTTTCCAAGGTGGAAAACTAACTTCCCAACCTAACTCTACTGCTTTTTCAATTAAGTCTTTACCAGGTTCATCTCTATCAGGACAAAGTATAACACGTTTGTTAAGTTTGTCAATTAGGTGTGCTTGTTCTGATGTAACTGCATTACCTAATACACTAACACCATCAACAAGTATTGCATCAAAAACACCTTCTGTAACAATAACAAAATCTCGTTCACTGTTTACAAATCTATCTATATTAAACACATAGCCACTTTGCTGATTTTTTAAATACTTTGCAGTTTCTTTATTTGGCGGATTAACATGTCTACCTGTCCAACCGACAAGTTTATTGTTGTACAAAAACGGCACTACTAATCTAGCATTATACATACTGTCTCCAAAATGCATTAAAGGAAACTTTCCTAATAGTCCACGTTGTATTGCATACTGTTTTACTTTATGACTGTCATCTAGGTCTTCTACTAAACTAACATCATCTGGTAATTCTACTTGTTTAAATTCTGCCGCACTATAAACATAATCATCTAAATCATCTTCTATTTCTAATTCTTCTCCATGCTTCATTAGATTAAGAACAACTTTGTGTATATCTTTTGCGCCAACACCTAATGCTTCTGCTAATGCTTTGTATTTTTGTCCTAGTCTAGGACTTGGAGACCATCCTGTTGTATAGTTACAATTAAAACAATGATAACTTATTTTACTGTTTGTTTGTATTACACCACCACGTTTACGTTTGTCGCCACACATAGGACAATTAAATGTAGTCCAACCGCTAGGAGTTTTACCACTGTTTATTGGTAAATTGTCTATAAGTAATCTATGTACCTGGTCAACTAATTCATGATGATGCATAAAACTATTATAACATCTTGGACATAAAAGTCAACTAGTTTCTGAGTAGAACTTTATCAACAGATCCTGAAGTTTTATTGAACTTCACTCTTAACCAATTTGTATTGATTACAAAGTTAAAAGGATCTATACCGTTGTAAGCAGAACCATAAGGAACTGCAGGATCTCCAACATCACCTTGCACATTAATATCATACCAATCTGTTTCTTGTGTAGGTGCTGATTCTAATGCACTACCTTGAACAGTTACATTGCCTACGAAATCCGTCATATAAAATGCTACAGTATGTCTACTGTGCCTAAAGTTTTTATCTTGGTTTCCGTACATTGATGATGATACAAATGTATTTGCAGGATCTCCTAATTCTGTGTTTCCTGTTTGAGTAAATGTAACTGCACTCTGTGATGCAATAGGTTCATACTCTAAACTGCTTCTGACTTCTAAATCTGTGATAATTCTATCATTTTGATTTGCATACAAAGGATTTTGTGAAACTCCACTATCAGCACTTTCTGTAATTGATATGTGATAAAATCCAGGATTCAAATCTGTTAAATCTCCAACAGTTAAATCCAATCTTGCTTCACCGTTTGTGCCACTGTTTACTAAACTAAGTGGTTTAAAAACAACTCTTCTGCTTGTATTAGGATTAATAATACTTGCATAAAGTGTTTTAGTACTGATGTTTTGCAGAACTCTATCTCTATTTCTTACATAAAAGTTCAATTGATTTGTTAATCCTTTATGTACAACTAATTTTGTTTGATTCATTGGTCTATTATCCACGTTTATACCGTCCGAACTTAATACCAAATCGACGGTCTGGTTTCCTAAATTATAAATTGTATGTGCGTTTCCTGACATATTCTATACCATTATTATTACAGTATTTATCTATATGAACTATAAATATCATAGATGACTAAAGAAGAAGAACTCCAAGAGAAGTTTCCATTTTTAACTGGATTGTTGTTTGGCGAAAAAGAATTTGTAGGAATAGTTCAAAATCAAGACAAACAAATCATAAGTTTTTATGATATAGAAGGCTGTAAATCGGAAGAACACAAAAAATTAATGCTAGAGTATGGCGATTTATGGTGGTGGGAAAGTAACAGACAATTACCTATTGACATTTTTTTATATCATGAGATGCAAGATTTACAATATACTTTAAGAACTTTTATGCTAAAAGAAACAGAAGTAATGTTTGGTCCTGTAACAAGTATGCAAAATATACTTAAAAAGAGAATAAAAAGAAGAAGTATCCAGTTGGTCAAAAAGGCAGACTAAACCTTATCAACCAAAAGATTCAATTGTACTAGAATAACCATTGCATAGCCTATTGCATGACTTCTTTTAAAGAAGTAATCATCTGTCTTTTCCCAAACTTCTTTTTCAATTACTTCCCAACTGTTTCCAACTAGATAACGTTTACCTGGTCTAATCATTGCAAGTATCATTGCTAATTGTTCTACAGTTTGAGGTGGATGTTGTTTTATGATTTCATAATGATTACCAATGTGGAATAATTTTTCAACTACTTCTTTGTGCTCTAACAGTTCCCACATAGGTTCAGTTGCAAGTAGCCTGTCTAAATGTGCTTCACT